CTGCCTCGACCTGATCCCGAAAGTGTATGACACGCCGCGCGTTCTTCAGGTGCTGGGCAAGGATCAGACGCTCTACAAGGTCCAGATCGACCCGCAGCATCCGGTTGCTGCCACAACGCAGCAGGACCCGCAGGCGGACGACTTTGACCCGCAGCAGATCGCCGCTGTGCTGAACCCGAGCGTGGGCAAATACGATGTCATCTCCGACATCGGGCCAAGCTACGCAACGCAGCGGCAAGAAGCGTTCAACGCCTTTTCGCAGATTTTGGCGCAGAACAAGGAAGCCTTCACGCTCGTCGGCGACCTGTGGGCAAAGGCGGCGGACTTCCCCGGTGCAGACGAACTGGCAAAGCGCCTGGCCAACATGGTGCCGATGCAGGCGAAAGGCGGACCGCCGCCGGAGGTTCAGCAGCTCCAGCAGCACATGCAGCAGGCGGCGCAGGCCGGCAACGCTCAAATCCAGATGCTGCATGACGAACTGATGAAGCTCCAACAGAAGCTTGCCGACAAGGCGGCGGATATCCAGCGACAGGACTACGAAGCCGAGACGCGGCGCTTGCAGGCTGTGGGCGGCATCGACCCCGAAGCCATCAAGCCGGTGATCCGCCAGCTTGTGAGCGAGGTTCTGCAAACGCCCATCGTTCCGATCATGGCGCAGCACGCCGCCGCCGAACAGGCGATGCAGCCGCCGCCCGAACCTGCCCAACCTCAACCGGGGGCCTGAAATGGATTACAACGCCCTCGTTGGCTACCAGTCGGGCAATTACAGCAACCCCAACCCCGGCACCGGCGCGGCCAATCAGTCGCTCAACTACCAGTTGCCGGCATGGCTTGCGGGCGAGTTTGGCTACGGCAACGCCTTTCAGGGCACGCAGGCAGACCAGACGTATCAGGCGCCTGGGGCGGACCCGTATGCTTCTTTGCCGGCGCATCCGAACCCGACAGCCGCCAGCGTGACAGCGCCTTCTAGTGCCTCCTACGGAGCTTCTGGCATGGCATCGGGCGGCGGCGGTGAAACCAACGCCAGCAACGCCGCCGCAGGGTCGAATGTCGGGGGAGAATACAACCTCGGCGGCGATTTGATGGGTATGGCTGGTGCCATCGGCAACGGGCTGGCGGGGGCGCTTGGGTTTGGCAGCGGACCGCAACAAAACGTGTTGGACGCGGTTGGAAATGCAATCAACGGCGACCCGAACCAGCTAAACGGCAGCGCCCAGCAGGGTTATGACGCCAGCCAAGCCAGCGCAGACACCAGCGGCGCCAGCGGCCCCGATCCCAACGCCCAATACAAGGGCGGCGTCGTGACCCCGAACAAGCTGACGGGCACCCCGAACAATCCCCACGACAACGGGTGGGGCGAATTGCAGGTGGGCGAGGGCGTGCTGACACGCTCGGCGTTGGCTCACTACGGCAAAGACATCGTGGCGAAGCTGAACAAGCTCGCCATTCCCAAATCCGCCCTATCCAAGGGCTGATCCACACCGGCAGGCTGCCGGGCGACTAGGCGCGTCGTGAGACGCCCCAACCCATCATGGACCCCATGAGCGAGTCAATCAAGACGGTAACGCAGGCCGATGAAACTGCGCCTCAGCCCGCAGAAGAAACTGTTCCCGCGACGGGCACGGAACAGAGCGAAGAGACTGAACAAGCCGAAGTCAAAGAAGAAGATGCGCCAAAGCCCAAAGCAGCGCCTTGGTTTCAGAAGCGCATCGACGAACTGACCCGGCAGCGGCATGAGGCAGAACGGCAACTGGCGGCAGAACGGGCGGAACTCGCTCGCCTCCGCGCGGGTGCCCAGCCTCAGCAGCAACAGCCCGCGCCGCCCCCCGGTTACGTGCCGGCGGAATTGGTGCAGGCGAAAGCGGCGGAACTTCTCGAACAGACGCGCTTTGTCGAGGAGTGCAACGCCGTTGCGGCGACAGGAAGTGAGAAATTCCCGGACTTTTCCGAAGCGGTGGACAACATCTCGCGTCTGGTGGACCGGATAGAGCAGTTGAATCCGCTTCTCCAAGCGGTGACGGAACTGGGCCGCGAGGACGGGGCGCGAGTTTATTACGAACTCGGCAAAAACCCGGAAAAAGCTGCCGCGTTGCTGGCGATGCCGCCCGCGAAGATGGCGGTTGCTTTGGCTCGAATGGCGGCGACGCCAGCCAAGCCGGTGGCCGTGACGAAAGCCCCTGAACCCATCCGCCCCATCGGCTCGGGAGGCGTCCGCAACAGCGGTCCGCCCGACGATCCGCGCGAATACGCACGGTGGCGGGAGGAGCAGTTGGCCAAGCGTAACCGCTGAGGCGCGCCGCCTGCGTCGCCCGTCAAAACCGAAAACGCGGCCTTAGGCAAGCCGCTTCGCATCGCCGGATGGCGACGCATTCCCTCAGATGGAGCCTGCCCCCATGGCAAACACTTTGCTTAACGTCAACATGATCACCAACTCCGCGTTGGCGATCCTGCACCAGAAGCTCAACTTCGTCGGCAGCATCAACCGCCAGTATGACGACAGCTTCGCCCGCGCCGGCGCGAAGATCGGCTCGACCCTGCGCATCCGCCTGCCGAACCAGTACACCATCGCCAGCGGTCAGGCGCTGAGTCTGCAAGACGTCCAGGAGAACAACACCACCCTGACGATTTCCAGCCAGAAGCACGTCGATACGGTGTTCACCAGCGCCGAACTGGCGTTGAACATCTTCGACTTCGAGAAGCAGGTGCTGGAACCTGCCATGAACGTGCTGGCTGCCAACATCGAAGCCGACGCGCTTTCGATGTATAACAGCGTGTACAATCAGGTGAACGGTCAGGGCAACCCGCAGACCTTCCGCAACATTCTCCAAGGGCGGAAAATCCTGCGCGACAACCTCGCTCCTCCGGGCAAGTTGATGTGCCGCCTCTGCACGCAGGACAACGTGGACATGGTGGACAGCCTCAAGGGGCTGTTCCAGGACTCCAAGCGGGTGGCGGAACAGTATCGCGAAGGCGTGCTGGGCGAAACTGCCGGCTTCGAGTTCGCGGAAAACACGTTCCTCAACACCTACACGCGCGGCGCGGCTTCGGGCTACACCGTCAACGGCGCGGGCCAGACCGGCTCGACCCTGACGATCCAGAGCGGCTCCGGCGCCATCAACGCTGGTGACGTGTTCACCATCGCGGGCGTGTATCGCGTCCACCCGGAAACGAAGGTTTCGACGGGCGTTCTCCAGCAGTTCGTGGCCACCGCCGCCGTGACCTCGGGCGGGACCTCGATCAGCATCTCGCCGGCCATCGTGACCAGCGGCGGGACGCAGAACGTGACCGCCGCTCCGGCCAACTCGGCGGCGCTGACCTTCGCGGGCACCGCTTCGACCGCGACCGGCCAAAGCCTCGCGTATCATCCCGACGCCTTCACTTTCGCGACCGCCGACCTGATCTTGCCCGAGGGCGTGCATTTCGCGGCGCGCAAGGTGCTGGACGGCATTTCGATGCGCGTTGTCCGCCAGTATGACATCAACACCGACCGGATGCCCTGCCGCATCGACGTGCTGTATGGGTATTCGGCCATCCGTCCGCAGCTCGCCGTTCGTCTGGCGGCGAACTGAGGCCAAACCCTGATGACCCCCGCAACTCTTATGACCCTCGCGGCCAAAGCTGCGGGGGTTGTCGGGCGTGGCCAAACGCTTTCCGCCGAGGATTACAACGATATCCTCGGCGTGCTGAATATGATGCTCGACGAATGGAGCGCACAGCGGTGGTATGTGTTCCATACCCTCGACGTGTCGTGCCAAGCGACGGGCAATCAGTCGTATTCGATTGGGCCGAACGGAGACTTCAACACCGTTCGGCCTGATCGGATCGAAGCGGCTTTTTGGCGATCCTACGCCAACCCCGCGCAGCCGATTGACTACACCATCCAGATGATTGAGGCGCGCGAGGACTACAACAACATCGCTTCCAAGGAAGTGGGAACGTGGCCTGTGTTCGCGTTCCTCGACACTGGATATCCCCTTGCCACGCTGTATCCTTGGCCGATCCCCACGGCTGGCACGGGCGAGATACACTTGACGCTTCGGGCGCAGTTGAGCGAAGTGACCGACCCGACGCAGGACTTTGCGTTTCCGCCTGCGTATCAGGCGGCGCTGTTCTGGAACCTCGCGGATCGTATTCGCCCCGTCTATCAGTTGGAGCGCGACCCCAAGGTTGAAGCCATGGCGCGCGGCGCGGCGAACGTGATCTACGGCAACAACACCCAGCTTCCGCGCCTCAAAATGCCGCAAGGGCTGGGTGGCTGGAAAACCCGTTACAACATCTTTAGCGATGTCCTCTGATGGCGAAGGTTCCGCTTAGGGGCGGCGCTTACACGGCGCGGAGCATCATCGCCAACGCCCAACGCTGCGTGAACCTTTACGGGGAGGCCAACCCTGAGGACGCGCCGGCACCGATGACCTATTACCCCACGCCGGGGCTGACGACGCTGGGCACGCCACCCACGACAGGGCAGGGCAGGGGGCTTTATGCAGCTTCCTCCGGCCAACTGTATGCCGTCGTGGGCAGCAACCTGTATGCGGTGTCGTCGTCGTGGACCTTTACGCTGGTTGGGGCGCTGCGGACCTCGAGCGGCATGGTGTCCATGGCTGACAATCAGACGCTGATGTGCCTCGTGGACGGGCCGAACGGCTACAGCATCAACCTTGTGGGCAACAAGTTCGCGCAGATCAGCGATCCGGCCTTCTACGGCGCCGACAAAGTGGATTTCGCCGACACGTTCTTCATCTTCAACAAGCCCGCCACCGGCCAGTTTTACATCTCGCCGTCAAACAGCCTGACGGGGTTCGATCCGCTCTATTACGCCACCAAAATCGGGGCGTCTGACTTGCTCGCGACGGTGGCCGTTGTTCATCGCGAACTGTGGCTGATCGGCGCGCAGAAAAGTTCGGAAATCTGGATCAATCAGGGTGGCACAGATTTCCCGTTCGGGATCATGAACGGAGCTTTCGTCCAACACGGGTGTCAGGCCAAATACTCCGTCGCCCAGATGGGCGATGCGATTTTCTGGCTGTCGCAGGACAACCAAGGCGGCTCCATCGTCGTGCGCGGCCAAGGCTATCAGACGCAGCGTGTATCAACCCACGCCATTGAGGCGGCGATATCCGACTACGCCGTCACGTCCGATGCTGTGGGCTGGACGTATCAGCAACAAGGCCATCAGTTCTACGTCCTGACGTTTCCGACCGCAGACAAGACGTGGTGTCTCGACATCGTGACGGGCGAGTGGCACGAGCGGGTGTGGCTCGACACGAACGGCATGGAACATCGGCACCGGGGCATCTCGGCGGCGTATGCCTATGGCGTCAACGTGGTGCAGGACTGGCAAACGGGGGCGCTGTATGCTCTCGACCTGAACAACTACACCGACGCGGGCCAGCCGATCATTCGGCGGCGCGGGTTTCCTCATATGCAGTCGGACGGCAAAAGGGTCTTTTATTCGGCCTTCATTGCTGATATGGAAGCGGGCACCGATCCTGCGTCCATTTCACAGGCATCCCCGGCCTATGTGCTGGCGGCGGACGGTTCCGGCAACATCCTCGAGCCTGACGTTGTGCCGGTTTACCTTGGCGTGGACAGCGGCTCATTTCTCGCCAACCCGCAATCTGTGTATTTGCGCTATTCGGACGACCGGGGCGCAACGTGGTCCAACCCGATTGACGGGGGCATGGGCTACACCGGCCAGTATGTGACCTCGATCCTGTTCCGCCGCCTCGGCATGGCGCGGGATCGGGTGTTTGAATTGTTCTGGTCCGCGCCGATCAAGACGGCGCTCAACGGGGCTTACGTCGAGGCCAAGGCGGCGGCAACGTGAGCGGTTCCTATTCGGTCGGGCTTCCCTCCCGTAACACGCCGTTTCAAAACGCCGATGGCACCGTCAACGACGGGTGGTATCGCTTCCTTCACGACGTGTGGAA